CAGCACGGCTTTGCGCCGCTGCGGCGTGTACCTGTGTTCGAAATGAAGGTTTCCGACGGCTTGTGGCTGATGAACAAAGCCGCCCTGGTGCAAGTGGAACACTTCAACAAATCCAATGCGCTCTCGTGGGCTTTGACGATGGGGCTGTTCGCCACTCCGGTGATTTATTCGGATCGGGAATGGAACCAGATCGTCGGCGAATCCTACTACATCCAACTCGGGCCGCAAGACAAGTTCGGGTGGACGGAGCCGGACGGCAAGGTTTATCAGATAGCGGCGGACAACCTGGTCCGGTTAAAGGACGAAATCTATCGCGTCTGTTATCTGATGAGCCAGGCTGAAGATACGGGCGGTGGAGGGCGGATCTCGGCTGTCAGCATGCAGCGGGACTTCAACGTGACGCAGGAAGTGCTGCGCGCCTACGGCGACCGGGTTAAGGACACGATGAAGCAGGTTCTGCGCGCGATTGCGGAGGCACGGCAGGACGGTGTTTCGATCGAGGTCTCGGGATTGGACGAATTCGACATTGGAGACTTGGGCGTTGAGTTGGACGACGCGAAGAAACTCCTGGATTTAGGGATCGTATCGGAAACCCTCAAGAAGCAGGTCTTCAAGAAACTGGCGTTCAAGTACCTGTGCGACGTCAGGCAGGAAATCAAGAACCAGGTTGCCGACGAGATCGACGGTCTACCGGCCGGCGGTTAGTTCAAACAGAGACGAGAAAGGGGAAAGGACATGGAGGCTTATGGAAGGCATTGATGTTCAAGCAATCGTGCGGGAGGCGGTCAAGGAGTTCGTTAGCCACGAACAAACCAAGAGCGAGCCGGCTTACAAAGCGGAGCTCCTGGAAGAGAGGAGGCGAAGGGAACAACTGGAGCGCCGGCTGAACGAAGTGGTAACGGAGAACAAACGCAGCCGCCAGATTGCGGAAGAAGCGGACCGCGGTTCGACGGTAAGAGCGGAATTGCAGCGGCTCGGCGTAGCCAAAATCGATCTTGCGTTCAAGGTGGTGAAGGATGGAATCTCGCGGACGGAAGACGGGCGCCTGGTGGCCCGGGGAGATAACGGCGAGGTGCCGTTGAAAGAGTATCTGACGGCATTCGTCAGCGAGAATCCGGAGTTTCTGCCGGCGCGCATTGCGGGGGGAACCGGGATGACGGCCACCTTTAAGGCCCCTATGGATAGCAGAGAGACGGTAAGTATCGAACAGATCCGTCCGGGCATGAGCAAAGAAGAGATGCAGCGCGTACGAGAGGAAATCGTGCGCGTGGCGTCGCAGACCCTACGGGGGCTGTAGGTAGCGCCGGCGGTCTATGCCGCCGGTAACTGAGTTAGAACACAGACAGGCCAGGAGGCCTGTCCTACTAAGGAGAATGAATGGCAGCTATTACTTCGAGTAACGTGGCAAACGCGATTGTCAAACTGGTGGCGGTGGATGCATTGCCGGTGCTGGTGGGGAACCTCGTCATGGGGAACCTGGTGAATCGCGATTATGAGCCGATCCTGGCACATGCCGGCGACACGGTAAACGTTCCGATACCGCCGATCATGGTGGCAAACAACATCGCCGAAGGCGGTACGGTGCAGACGCAGAACCCGAACCTGGGGAACGCGCAGATTGTGCTGAACACCCACGCCGAGGCGACATTCCAGATTCCGGACGTCACGAAAGTGCTGGCGGTTCCGGACCTTCTGAAGATCTATATGGAGCCGGCCGTGGCGGCGATCGCCCAGCGGATCGAGAGCGACCTGCTGAACCTGTATGCCGGTTTTACGGCCAACACGCCGGTGGGTACGCCGGGGACGACGATCACGGAAGCGGTCATCGATCAGGCGGAAACGGCGCTGTTTCTGGCGAAAGTTCCAGCCACCGAGCAGAAGTTCATCGTAGTGGACGCGGCTACCTATTCGGCATGGCGCCAGATTCCGCGCTTCAGTGAGTTTCAGACAGCGGGTGACGCGGGCCTGCGCGCGATTGTTGACGGTACGGTGGGGAAGATCAAAGACTTCTTCGTCTTCCGGTCGCAATTCGTTTCCAAAACCGGCAGTACTCCGGCAACCACTCACAACCTGGCGTTTACCAAGAGCGCTCTCGGGTTGGTGATCCGCCGCCTGCCGCAGCCTCTGCCGGGAACCGGCGCCATCGCGGAGTATGCCGAGCTGGGCAACTTCGGGATGCGGGTAGTGATGAGCTATCAGCCGGACACGTTGGCTCAACAGTTCACGGTGGATGTGCTGTATGGCTGCGGCGTGCTGCGAAACGTGTGCGGTGTGCAGGTGAACACCTAGCATCGCGTCACTGCGGGGCCGGGCCTACCCGGCCCCGCGGAAGACATCCAGGAACAGGAGATAGCAATGGATCTACGTCTGTATTACCAAAAGATTCGAGACATTGAGGCGACCATCGCCGACGAGTTTCCGGTGGTAGTGAGCCGGGAGACGGGGGACGGAGGAAAGAGTGGAACCTTGACCGAAGTGCCGCGCCGCCTGGCCGCGAAAATGATCGTGGAGGGCCAGGCGCGGCTGGCCGCGATAGAGCAAAAGCAAACCTTCCGCGAGTCACAGGCTGAGGCGAAACGGCTGCTTGACCAGGTTGAGGCTGCGGCAAGAATTCAGGTGACGGTAGTGTCGGCTGCCGAACTGGACAAGTTCAAGGGCGGAAAACCTTCCGCGGCGAAATAGGCGGATTACATGGCATTGTTCATGGATGGGTCCGTATCGAGCATGGATGACCTGACGGCGCAGGACTCGCAACTTCTGGATACCGCGAACGTCGAAAACATCGACGTGACGCGGAAGCTGGCCCTGGCTCAAGATGAGCTGGGGCTGGATCTGGATACCCTGCTGACGCGGCTGAGTTACACCGAACAGCCGTTCTGGTACACCTCGCCGCCAAAGATCTCAACCGTGGTGGTGACGCGGCCCCTGAAAATGTGGCACACATTTCGTGCTCTTGAGATGGTATACGCCGACGCGTACAACAGCCAGCTAAACGACCGGTATGCCGGCAAGCGCGACCAGTTTCATGCGCGCGCCCAATGGGCCTACGAGAAGCTGGTGCAAACCGGACTGGGAATCGCTTCCGACCCGATCCCGCAAGCGGCCACGCCGACAGTGACCATCGCGGCGGGCGGCTTGGCGGATGGCACTTACTACGTGACCATGGCGTGGATGAATCGGGAAGGCGAAGAAGGGGCCAGTGCCGTTCCAATCGCGATCGCGACCGCGGGCAGCAGCCTGTTGGCGCAACCGGTGAACGCGCCGCCAAATGCCACGGGATGGAAAGTCTATGTTGGCGGCGCGCCGGATTCGATGGTGCTGCAGAACGAGTCGCCGATCGCCATCGGACAGACCTGGCTGCAGCCGGACCCGTTGGTAACCGTGGGGCCGGCGCCGGGTTCGGGACAACAACCCAACTACACGCGGCCGGTGCCGCGCATGATACAGAGGGGCTGATGACGGCAAAGATCGGAAGTGCGGTGGCGGCCATGGTCATAGGACGGATTACCGGACCGGCCGGGGTCAATTCCATTCTGGCGGCCCTGGCGCAGGCGGACCAGAACCTGGCCGGCCCGCTGAACGTGGCGCAGGTGCGCTCGCAGAACGTAGCGGCCGACCTGGCGGAACGTGGCGGCACCGTCAAGTATCCTGCGGTAAATGTCTACTGCGAGCAGATTGTCAACCAAATGACCGAAAAATTCCGCATGTTTTCGGGCACGGTGCAGATGGCGGTCGAGGTCCGGCATTCGCAGGATCGGCTGGAGGGGCTTCAGGACAGCATGGACCTCTACGCGGACGCCATCATGTCCGTGTTGAACGCGAGCCGCGGCGACTGGGGCGAGGGCGCATTTTACGGCGGAGGGTACAAAGTGGCGTTCGGAACCGTGAAACAAGGCGGGAAGAATTTCATCCAGGTAGCGAAGATCACATTCGAGATTGGAGTAAGCAAGAGCTAGCATGGCCACGTATATTTCCTCAAAAGCAAACCGGTTTTACACGGTGCTCGAAGGCGCGTATGGCCGGGTGGGATCGATCGCATCGGCCAACCGGATTCCCGCGCTGAAGCTGGGTATCCAGCAGCAACTGGAAGTAACCCAGCGAAAAGACAAAACGGGCAGCCGAACGTTTGCCGGCCTGCCGGTGGGCGGCAGAAGGAGCACCAAATTCGATTTGCAAACCTATCTGACGAGTTGGAATCGGCCGGCGGGAAGTCCGGGATACGGCCCGTTGTTCCAGGCGGCGCTGGGCGGAACGCCGCTGTCATTCGCCGGGGGCACGGTTGCGTCCTGCACGGCGGCGGGAAGGCTGGGCTTCGGCGGTGCGCATGGGCTTGGTGTGGGACAGGCGGTTGCGAGCGGAGGCGAAATCCGGTTCGTGGCGGCAATCGTGGACGCGAGCACCGTGCAATTGAATGCACCGTTCACGATCCTGCCTGCCGCGGGCGCGGCTCTCGGCGGGACCATCACATACGTTCCGGCAACGGAACTGCCGAGCGTCAGCATCTTCGATTATTGGACGCCAAATACCGCCGTGCAAAGGCTGCTGTGCGGCGCGGGCATCGACCAGATGGCGATCCAGGTCAACGGGGACTACCACGAATTCCATTTCAGCGGCCTGGCGCAGGACGT